GAAGCTTGATGTTGTTACGAGAGCGTAGTGAGCGACGGAATGCACCTGGTGCGATTCGCTCGGTGAATGGTAGAGGCTCGCTTGGTGAGTTGAATACAGCAGCATATCCCTCAAAGCTCATACCAGTGTCGGTTTCACGCACCTCAAACTTAGAGACGCTGATGCGTGTTTCGATTTTTGCCATGTCCTTACCTTTCACGCTAATTAGCGTACGGTTCTCTGCCTCTAGTCTAGCAACTACGCCTTCTGCGTAGGTCAAAGCCCTTTGTGCAGCACGTTTTGACGGTCCAGAACCCCATAGCAAGTGAGCAACTACACCAGCACTTGGATAATCAGGGGAATCAGGTCTAGCGGCTGGCGAATCCAAATCCACAAGGTGACGAGCAATCCAAGCCCGTATCCGAACCCACTTCTCAGCGGTGACGTTGCCAGATGCCATCGCACGAGCTTCTCTGATAGTTCTTTCAACCAATCCATCGCCGCCCTTGCCTTCTTCGTAGTACTTCAGGCCCTGACGGGCTGCTGCACGCATGTAGGCTGGTGGGGTTAGGTTTACTGCTCTGTCTTCGACCATATCTTCAGAATCGTCGTATTCTGAATCATCGTCTTCCATTTCAGGTTCGTCCATAGGCTCTGCCAGTGGCTGAATCCAGTTCACGGAGGACATGTGCTTAGCCACAAATTCGCCAGTCTCTCCCCAGCCGCCTTCAACTTCTTCATATACCTGAATTAGTACAACTGGGTCAAGGATGCTGCCGTTTAGCTGAATGCCAGAACCTGGAACCGAGATAGAGCCATGCTCTACTACTTCTTGGACTTCTCCATACTTGGTTTGCTTTCGGTCTTTGAAGGCAACGTAGTCTCCGACTTTGATGGTTCCGACGGCTGCTCTGTTTTCTTCGATGATGTTGGAACCCCGTTCTGATTCGGTATAAGTACCACCTGGTTCGATTCCTTCTGCTAGAGATATTGCTACCATCTGGTCAACTGCGCTTTTCTTTGTATTGTGGCAACCAACTACTTCGCCATCTGCTTTTACAACAGCATATCCAGAACAGTCTGGCGAGTTATCCCAAATGAAGTAAGGCATTACACGTGCTCGATTCTTAGCCAAGAAACGCTATGGCTTCCGCTATCGCTAATCATGGACAGGCTTTCGCCTGGTGGTATCTCAAAGGTCTGCGTAGATGTTTTGTCAATGGGAAGCCCATTACCAACGGTTACAGTGCTATTGCCAACATACAAGGTCTTGGTGTCCTCATTGTTTCTGATTGTTAAAGAAACCCAATGAACTGAGTTGCCGTCAATCTGAGTTCTTGTAGTACCAATACTCTGCGTTCCCGAAGTAATAGCCATAATTAGACCTCGTATGCAGCTTGTGGGTCTTCAGGGTCAATCTGTGAAGTTGGCTGTAGCTGGACGCTTGGAAGGCCAGTGTGTGCAATCGCAGGTAGACCAAGCTTGCTAAGAACCTCTGCAGGGTCAAAGCCAACCTGAATCATCTTTGCAGCCATCGAAACTCGTTCTGATTCCTCAGATAGGGTTGAAGCGCCGATATTTACGTTTGCAAGTGGTACCTGTACGGTATCAGCCGATGGGTCGTCAATCGGAGGTAGGTCCTCTAGGCGACGAACATCGTTGATAGTTAAGAATCCAGACTGGCGACCAGTTGAGTACGCAGTCATGCGAGCGTTGATGTCAGCCCGTAGAAGGCCATCTAAGCTGAATTTGATGAATACCCTGTCATTTCCTGTGGTACGCACCAAAAGTGGCGTCAAGGCCCCTTCTAGCTTCTGTACGATAGGGCGTAGGCAGTGTGTAACCCATGCGAGGTTATTCTGTTCCACAGATGCGTAGGAAGTCGTGGTCGGAAGGCCAAGAAGGTGTGGTGGCACGTTGAAAGCACGTGCGACATCCTCTACTGCCATCCTGCGAGCGTCTAGCGCCTGCGACTTTTCTGGGTCTACTGAAGTTTGGACATACTTTGCGCCATTGGAAAGTATGCCTGTCTTGTGTGCTCGCTTCCAACCGCTGTGGCGAACATCAAAGCTCTGTCGTAGTTCCGTAGCCTGCTCCAAGGAGAGCTTGCCTGGGTACTCGATGATACCTTGCGTGGTGGCACCCTGACCGAAGAAGCGGGCTGCGTAATTCTCTAACGCAATAGCTAGGCCGAAGTTTTCCTTCAGAGCCTCCACTCTTGATATGCCTCTCAGTTGACCAGGGCGCACCACATCTGGGATGAAGATAACTTCTTCAGCGGAAAGCAGGTTCTTTTCGCCCTGCACACTAAACATGATGCGTCCGAGCCCATTGCGCTTGATTTCTACGTGCATTGGGTTCAAAACGACGAGGTTTACGACTTCTCCACGGGAGTTAGTGTAAACACGGATGAATGCGTTGCCATCTAGCAGCATAGAGACGATGATTGCACCGTAGAAGGCCTCTTTAGTGGTGTCAACGTCAGGCTTGTTCACCCACTCAGGGCGAGGGCGGTATGGGTAGCGAGCGCCGTCACGACGGATGTACGCATCCACGGGCAAGGTCGCAATGGTGTCCGAAATCAAGGAAACTGCCGAGAAGACAGCGTTGATTCTGAAAGCCGTGTCCGAATTGACGATTGTGGACGACTGAGAACCGATTTCGATGTCTCCGCCAGAGCCCCAAACCGTCTGGAAGCTTACTGCTCGGTCTTCTTTACCGAGAAATCTATCAAAAATACCCAAAATTACCGCCTAAATAAAGAATTGAGGCACTCCTTCTTCCATTCTACTTGCCATCGCCCTATCAAAAGCGATAATGAAGGCAATAGCAGCATCAATTTTCTTTTTTGACGTGGAAGATTCCTTTGTTACTCTTTGTCCCCTGCTGTCATTCTTGATTACGCAGTTTCCGACGTGCCTTGACAGCACTGGGTTGCCGTCATGGACTAACTTACCCTCTAAAACTGCTTCCCACACGGTTTGAGTGGCAGGAATCATCAAATTGAGCAGGTTTGTCTTAAATTCGACGATTGGATAGCCATATTCTTCCAATTCCTGCATCATTACGGCCCATCGGTACGGGTCACAGACGATTTCTCGTACCTGTGGGTACTGAGTGACGTAATCGAGGATGGTCTGCTTTACCTCGTCAATCGAGACTCTCCATGATTCATCGTCTCTGTCGAAGTCTTTTTCCCAAACTCTTACGACCTTGACCTTGGGTAATTCCTCGCCCTTGGGCACTGTCACAGCCACAAGAGCCGTCGAGTCATTCGCATACGAGCCGTCGAAGCCAAGAATGTAGTCTTCGTCCACTGAAATCTCGAAGTCGCCCTCTAATTTTTCCCACGCTCCCGCAGGGAGCCACGCAGAAATACTGGACACCCACTGGTTGCAGCGTTTAGTACGGAACTCAGGCTCAGGAGTACGAAGTACGGCTGACTCGAAGTCAGAACCAGCACAGATGTCGTCAAATCCAGGATTTGCGGCTATCCACGTCTCCCGCTTGGTGTGGTCAGCGTCTTGCGGGGCTTCCCACCATGCCATGAAGAAGGTTGGGTCCTTGATTTCGCCCTTGACAATCGCACGCCCGTACTGGTAGTTCGTATAGGCAATCGAGTCCTTGCCTTCGCTGTCAATCTTTACACCAGCGGTAGTAATGGCAATCATCATGGCGGCCTTACCACGGGCACCCTGAGCTAGAGACATAACGTCCCAGAGCTTTCGGTTGGGCTGAGCGTGGAGCTCGTCGAAGATAACCATTGTCGGGGACAGACCTTCGTGACGAGGGGCATCGGCTGATAGCACTCGATAAACGTTGTTGGTGGCTGGGACGAAGATTGAGTCTCGGTAAATCTTCACGTGCTCCGCTAGCTCCGAGTTGGCAATCATGCGCTTAGTGTCTTCGAAAACGATTCGGGCCTGCTGGCGGTCAGCCGCTACCGAGTAGATTTCTGCACCCTGAGTTTTGACATCCATTAGGGCAAAGGCGGCGATTACGGAACCGAGCGCACTTTTTCCGTTCTTTCGGGGAAGCCCCAGTAGTGCGATGCGGTGGGAAAGTCCACCATCTTCGTCTCTCGCAAAGACGTGCTTGAGTAAATCCTTCTGCCAGTCACGTAGGACTAGGGGTTCACCTGAGCGTCCTGCTACTGAGTCCTTGGTAATCGTGCCAAACGCTTCAGCGAAGCGACAGATGAAGTCTCCGTCGCCTCGGTCAATAGCTTCCTGTGGTACAGGAGTCAGCCAAGCGGGTTGAAACACTACTGCCTTTCAGACATTAGCTTCTCGAATGCAGACTGTGCCTTGATTTCGGCTAGTCCGAGACGGCTGCGGGAATCAACGGTCATGCCGAGTCTGCCGAGGTTGCTAACGATTTCCTTTTCGAGTTCAAGCAACTGGCGCATAACGTGGAAGTCTGTTTTGTCTGCCTGCCAAATAGCTTCTAGCTCCAACTGTCTGTCTAGCTGCTTACAGGTCATCAGCAGAAGTTCTACGTCTGTCTCCGCTACCCAAGTCTTGCCTACGTTGAAGGTTCTGTCCCAAAGCATCTTGCCTGCGGTGCCGAGTTCTTGGTGTGGCTCTCTGCGTCCTCCCTTGAGGGAGAAGGTTTCGTTTACGTCAGGAAGCTTACGCATCCCAGGGTTTCCCGTAAGACGCTTGACTTCTAATGGCTTTGCTGGATTAGGCATAAATAGAGGTTAGCACTTTTTGTTTTAACTGCCAATAAATGTGCGAAGC